TGTGCCTCTCGTTCTCTTGGAAGTTAATTAGGATTTTCACTCATTGTCATCCTCATGTTTAAGAACTTGCTCTGTAACCTGCACCCTTGGATGATCAGAGCATTCCAAAGCTGCAATGATGGCAGAAGCTACTTCATCTGCAAGTTCTTTAGCAAAATCCGCTCGGGCGTTCACAAGTTTCAGGTACTTCTCTCGATGCTCCTTAGACCATGCGACTCCTACTTGGTAGGCAGAGAGGGTAGTACGGAGGCCATTCAGTTCGAGAAGTTCTTCAGTATTTATATCAATGACTTCCTCCCGAGTTATCTCCAGGCCATCCAGTTCTAGCATTACTTTGATACGTCCGTTGAAGGGTCTCATTTTCTTTAACTCCTATTGAAGAGGGTGTTAGTGCCTGCTTTATAATCCTTCCATACTCGCTGGAAGGAGTCTACTGGGTACTTGAAAGTCATAGGGAGTGGGTATTCAACAGTCTTGCCCCCTAAAGGCTTACGGATAGCCCTGGTGTACTTCATAATAAGTGGGACCTTCTCGTATCCCATTACTCGAATGGCTTTACGAATTCGCTTGCATTTTTTCTGGTTCATGACAGTCCCCTTACAAGGTTAAACTACATTGTACTACGGAAAAGAGCTTGCAGGGAAAGCCCCTGTTTCCAAGGGCCTTCTTTACTACTCTTTCTTACTTTCCAAAAGAGGAAGGATTATTCCGGCATAAAGCGAAGATTCATGAATTCGATCTCTCCGAATTTGCCATAGGAGATACGCCCATTGAAAGAGGTATCTCCCTCATCATCCGAGAGAAGCTCAAGCATGTTCCCCAGTGTAATGCCTGCAAGGGATTCCAGCTTCATAATCTTCTTGAAGTCACGCTTGAATTTGCCTAGGCCATCTCGGTCCCCTTTGTACTTCTTTGTGAAGAGGGAACCTTCCGGAACTGGAGGTTCATCATCTTTCACAAGCTCTTTAGTCTCTACAACTGCAATAGTGAGGACAATATTCTGCCCACTTTGCGCCTCTCTTTTCTCTGTGGCCTCATAGGAGAAGTCCTTAATCTCTCCCTTCGTAACCCTCAAACGATAGTCACCAGCTGGAGGATTCAGGTAGTCAGGAGCTTCAGCAAAGTCATCAAGACTTTCGTCCATGTCCAGCATTTCGTTCAGGTCAAGAAGGGTATTTTCGTTAGTCATGATAGTAGTTCCTAGTTATCTATTAAACAGAGATTGTTGCTGGAAAGAAATGCTTCATGTGAAGATCTGTCTCTTTCTCAAGACAGACTCCACTTCTACTTCTTGCTTGGACATTAGGCTTGCCCAAGGTACTGCTGATTCCCGTGTGTTTGTTACCTCCTATTCTAAGGTTGATTACTGTTCCAAAGTAACCCCCAGCTTTAGGTGCAAAGGTAGTAGTCCCAAGCATTGGAAACTCCTTGGTCTTTACAATTTCCCTGTTTGGTGGCTTACCTTGGAACGTATGAACGTAGAGGGTGTGGGCTGTCATAATTGTATGCCCATACCTTCCGTTTTTTATTACCTGTAAGATTGGTTTGAGGAAATTTAGGGCTGTTCCCCAATCCTGGATTTGCAGTATAGCATCATCCGTCTGACCTTTCAAGATAAAATTCACCACGGAGTCGAAGAACTCCGACCCGTTGTCAAAAACAACTACATCTCGTGGAGTAAGATTGGTCATGTTGAAGGTCTGAAAGCCCAGCTTTGCCTTGCCACATGCTAGACAATTCATCCTAGAATGTTCCTCACACAGAGAAAGGTCTGTGGTAGAGGAGTACATCTTCTGGATTGTGTTTAGAACGTAAGGGTCTTTTCTGGTGTCTCCCATCCTGAAAGGAATAATCTTTCGCATTTCTGCGTCGGACAGCTTCATATGAAGCAGGGTTTCCATTGAGTTGTCCAGGTCTAGCCAAAAGACCCTTTCTACCCAAGGAATCTGCGCCACTGTTGCTGCCATTCTGGACTTGCCTACCCCGGAATCTCCATAGATTAGGATACTTTGATTCTTGGGAACTTCTTTATACTTCTTCGCTAGGGCTAGAAGGTCTATTGCCATTCTTTCTCAATCTCCTGCTGTGCAAGCTTTGCGTAACCTTGAATGTCAACCCAGTGATCTGCGAAGTTGTGATTACCTGCGAAGATTCTTGCGATTTTCTGCGCGATGTTATCCAAGGTTTCTTGTTGGATAAATGTTAGGGCATCCCAGGTACTTTGCGCTCGGAAGTATACCTTCAAGGTCTGGGAGATAGAGGCTACGTCTTTGAATTCCCCGTGAGTTCCCTGACGCTCCTCTAGAATATCCTTCTTCTCTATTTGCTCAGGCTTTATCCCCTCCTCTGCCCAGTGATCTATGGCGAATTGCAGCGCATCACTCAAATTGAACTCCCCCTTGGTAGTCATGCGTACGTAGGTAGTCTCTGGAAGCTGTCCTGTATCTGGTGTAGCTGCTAGGGCTACATAGTTTCCAGTGCCTTTTCCTATATTATATTCCTCTTCAGAAACTATGGCCATTCCCTTTCGTCTTTTCATTTCCCTCTCCTCTTCAGCAGGGGCTTGAGAGTTGCCGGACTGTTCAGCAACTCCACAATTGGCGGCATGCTTAGACATCCTATTAAGTTGTAGCGTGCCCTCTGTATTTCTTTTCATTTCATTGACTCCTGCCCAATAACCCTGAACAAACGGCCTTGCGTCTTTCCAGTCTGAGAAGTTATAATGAAGATACGTTTGCTCGGGAATACCACTAAGGGGGTCGGCTTCTACTACTGTAGTGCCAGTCTGGGTCAAGAACTCTTCTTTTGTAGCTATTCTCATCTTAGTTTATCCTTTCCATGTGACCCTGGATTAGATCCTCCAGGTTGAAAACAAATTGATAATCCGTGGTATCTTCTTCTATCTTCTTTTCCCTGTCAAGAGCGTGAAGGCCACAGGTTCCGAAGTGGAAGCAGGGTTTATTATACTTCAAGCAGGAAGATCCTCTTTGTGGGAAGATGCCCATAGCTCTCATCTTAGATAGTCTTTCTACATCCAATCCTAGTGTGATGAAGAAGTTTAAACGGTCTTTCAGGTTCTTGGAGAAAGAGAGGGGGAGAATCTGCGGCTGGAATCCATTGCCTGTCCCTACTCTTCCTACAAAATAATGCACATCATAGTCCGAGTACTCTTCTCCCACAGCCTTATCCAGAACTATACTGTAGGCAATCAGCTGCGGCATATTTGCATAGACAGGTGAAAGGTCATGAATTGCCAGACCTGTGGTTTTTGCATCCCAGACTGCGTATTTTCCTGTATATTTGTTTCTGATTGCCAGGTCTAAGTAGCCTACAAAGTAGAAAGTCTCGTCGATATTTATGCGAAAGGACAGTTGACTCGCAGGCTTGCCATTGAAGGTAGCAACTTCCCAATCTTCTAGGAAGTTATCCAGGTAAGGGAAAGCAGCCTGGACCATGTTGATTGCCACAAGATCAGTCTTTTTTACCGAGTCTGGAACTTCTACGCATTCAACTGTACCATCTTTTCCCAGTGTTACTTTAGGGTAAGCTAGCCAGGCTTCCCATAGAGCTTTTTCTTTATTTTGATTCAGGATGTAGGAAACGCATCCAGCTTCAAAGGCATGTCCGAACTGGAAGTTATCATTTACAGTTCGTTCATTCTCCCTTTCTAAAAGACGGTTAAGCTGGAACTTGCGTTCGCAGGTAAGCATTTCCTCTAGGGCACTATGAGATAGTCGGATCATCTTTTACCCCTCTTGGATGACAATCTCCGTCTTAGTGACTGCCTGAGATCGAATAGTACGTACTATTCTCAGGACTCGATATAGGCCAGGCTCTTTTTTAGCTAGGCGTTTCGCTTCCTCATAAGCACTCTCGAAAGCAGATTTGTAGTCTTTAGACTTCCGGAGATGCACATGTTCAGGAGCCTGACCTCCATCTTTGCTGACCATATAGTAATTATCTCGGGCATCCATAAAGTAATCTTCTGGTAAGCCCTCAAGGACTGCTTTTATATATCCTGTTTCTACTGCGACTCGCACTAGTTCTGTAATCTCAAGGCTATCCATAGAATGCTTCACAGTTATTACAGGGCTGGGAAGCCCACTTCCCCACTCTGGAGTTTCTATACTATTCGTTGTCTTAATCATCTTCATTCTCCGGTATTACGTTTTCAGGAATTTCAATTGCGAGAGTAGCCTTGTAAAAATACTTCTGCTTCCTCAGATCAAACTTAGCCTCAAAGTTCGTCAGCTTCTTCGGCTTGCTCATATCTTCAGGAAGAATCCCACGCTTCATCATTGCAATGGCTGAGAGGTAGGAAACGATCTGAAGGTTATGGGTCTTACCTAGAGGCCCGGACTCATAAGGGATATTATTAATTAGTGGCTGCAAGGGAAGGAATTCTGCAGGAGTCAGAGTGATTTGAATTAGTTTAATCACTTATTATCTCCCTTCGAGATTCATGTAGTATTCCTTCATAGCTGCGTTTATATCCTCTTTAAAGCCTGCCTTTAGTAGGGCTGCGACCAGCTTCTCAATATCTCCCGGTCTGATTGTTATGGTAGAGTGGGGAGGATCTGGGTAAAGCTGCGTAACATGCACGACAGCGAACTCCCTGTTAGCAAAATGTTCCTTGCCTTCTTGATAGGCTAGCATTATATAACCTCCTTTTTACGGTATTTATTAATCATCATCATCCTCCAGAGAAAGATTCAACGAGAGGGGTACTTTTTCTTTCCCCTTGCGTGTTGCAGGAGTTTTTGTCTTGGCTTCTACTGCTACTGTTACCATTCTTTTGATAGAAGCCACTGCCATTCCCAAATCTTCTGGGATTAGGAGGGAGCAGGCTGCCGGATTCTTTAAGAGTACAACCCTTAGGTCATCCATTTCTTCCTTTAAGTCTGTTCCTGAAAGGTCGGAAAGCTGCTTGATCCTGGCTTGGATTTCGTGTGTTAGCTGCTTTTGTTGTTCAGTTATCTCCATTTTCTAAAGTTCTCCATCAAAAAGAATTTCAACTGTTTCCTCTTCTTCATTATCGTGAAGAGGAATCATGTTATCAGGATGGATTTTCTGAGCAAGCCCTAGTTTTTCCAGTTCTACTTCCAGTGCAATGGCTGCGCGCTCTCTACTTTCTGCACATACTACTGCGGAAGTTCCGGATTGAAGAACAAATCCTTTGAAGTTCGTGCAAGTGTAATACATTTTCTTTCCCCTTTCTCCTTATTCGTCTGTCAGTGAAACTGCCTTGATAGGAATAATCTTCTTCACTCGCACGGAAGCTGGCTTATGGATAGAGATAGTCAAATCTACCCAGCCTTCCCCTTCTTCGGAATTCTCATCTATTTCAAAGACGAGTTTTTCTTTTCCCATTTCTATTCCATTATCAGCGGCCTTTCTCATCAGGCGGCTTTTGTGGTTTTTTACCCCAGTTTTTACTTTCTGAATCTCAGAATGGGGAATGGTAATTTTCACTGGGAAGAGTAAGGCTTGTCCATAGATATCCTCGAATGTAACATCTTCTGTCCCTTCCTCTTCTTCATCCCATTCTGATTTAGGGCCTTTAGGGAAAGGTGGGAATTCCAAATCTTCTTCAATTGTCATAGTAGTTTCTCCTGTTTTAATCTTGCAATAATGTCTAAAACCTCCCAATGAGAAAGTCCCATGAGGTAGGCTATGTAATTTGTTACTGAATTGCCCTCATAAGGATGAATTTTCCTTCCTTCAACCGGCGTTCCATAGTGATGCTTATTACCTAGGAGCCAGGTGATTATGTAATGAGGGAAGTCGAAGCACTCACTGCTCGTGGAAGGAAAGGGATTCTTGGAACAGAGGATTAAGCAGACTTCTTTGTCACTGTCTTCCACTTTTAATAAATCTCCTCATTAGAGTATAATCTTCATACGCTTGAAGAGGGCTGTTTCCTCGTCCTAATAGAAAAGATTTAGGAGATAGGCATACCCAGAAGAATGTAGCAGGAATGAAGTTGCACTTATGGCGTTGGATTTGAAGATGGGGCTTAGTATGTTTTCTCACAGAATATTCCCTCCTGCATGAGCATGTTAGCGTTAAAATACTCCACCTTTTCCCTGACAGAGTTCCCTTTTATTCTTGGATTGGCAATTGCTTTATCTACCATGAACATCTTGCCAATGATTACTACTTGTTCCCTTGCCCTTGTCACTGCGGTGTAGAGGAGTTCCCGGAATGCCATGATTGAATGGTCTTTATGAAGAAGTAGGAACATCCTTCTCCATTCACAGCCTTGACTTCTATGAACTGTCAGGGCATAAGCGAGGGAAAAGCTGGACTCTGACAAATCACCTACCTTGGAAAGTTTGACTTCTTCTTCCGTATCTGTCAGAACAATTGTTACAACTGCGGAAGCCTGTCTGGAGAGTTCTTTAACATCCTCCTTATCCATTTCCTCCAGATTGATGTTGAAGGATGCCAGACCATTATCCTCCTCATCTTGAGCTTCCAGAGAGTTAGCTCCTGCCAGATAATGACCGAAACGAGAGAGATGCTTTGAGTGCTGTTTCGGCTTCGGGCTGCCGCTGTAGAAACCGTTATGGGATATTTCCTTGATGACTCCGATCTGTTTGTTAAACATTATCTTGTCACCAACTGCCACGTAAAGTTTCCTAACTCCTGCGATTACTTCCCAGACATCTACATTAGGATTGATTAGGGAAGCAAGGCAGGAATTTATGTGGATTGAACCTAGAGGCTGAACATTGAAAGGAGTCAGGAAGATATCTTGTTCAGGGTCATACTTGCCCTGTTTGAGCCAGACTGCCACTTGATTCATGATTACTTGGCATTGCTTCCTTTGCCCGTATTGAATGTCAGATTTTCCCTCAAGAACTTGAAAGTCTACATCCGTTTGCACGCTTTCCCCTTTAAGAATTCTATGTGCATTATCTAGGATGGAAGAATCCCTTGCTTGCCTGTAGATTGTTTTCAGCTCGATGATAGGAAGCTGAACCAGGGCATAGTTGAGAATTGAAGGGCCAAAGACTGGTGGAAGCTGATTAATATCACCAATGAAAATGCACTGAGTTCCGGCTTGCATCGCATCGTAGATCTTTCCCCAGATTAGGAGGTCATTCATTGATGCTTCCTCGAACATGATGGTCTTTGTTGTCAGAGGATTGCTTCTGGTTCTCTTTGGAACGAAACGCATGCTCTCCTTGTCTTTCTCTGCGTCGAAGAAAAACTCGGGATAGTATTCTAGGAGATTGTGGTTAGTCGTCACGTTGTAAAAGCATCTCTCTGCCAGAGTAGGGTCTTTGCAAATTGCTTTACGACTGTTTCCGGATGCAATTCTTGTGGGTGCTGAGATAGCAATTGCTGCGGATGTTATTCTCTGGGCTGTCCCTTGGATTCTGAAGTCATGGGTTTCATTCTCTTTCATTTGGGCAAGAAGAGCCAGCATGATTCCACGTTCTACTGTTGTCTTTCCTGAACCCGCTGCCCCGATTAGAACAAAACTTTTCCCAGACTTTGCTAGCTCAATTGCATTCAACTGGTCGGAATCGTATTCTACAGAAAGGGAGAAGGACTCCTTCTTTTCTCCTTCCCCCTTCTCTGCTCCCTTTTCCATTTCCGGGATCATTGAGACTATCATCGTCTTAGGGAAAGGATTTTCAGCGACAGCTACGCTGGAGCTGCTTTTCC